ATGGTAGAAAATAAGCAGGCGGAGGCTGCCTGGGTCCCAAAAGTAGTGCTGGCTTCACTCACCGCTGGCATAGCGGGATTTGGGACCGCACTTTTCGGATTGGTGATTAAATGAAAGAAAAGACAATGTTTGTGTTGGCAGCTGGAGTTATGGTTGCCATCCTTGTCGCTATCATTGGCGACTACGTAGTATCTGCAATTGAGACTCAGGCCACTGGTGAGCCAGTAGATGTATCGGCAGAAGTTATGACTCTGGTTCAAACCGCACTTGGTGGCGTCATCGGTATCCTAGGTGGCTACTTCGGTGCCAAGGGTATCAAGAAGGACGACAATGGCGACATTTAGATTTCCATACCCTGATTCTGCAATCACAGGCCACTTTGGCAAGATTCGCACAATCAGAGGCAAGAAGACAAACCCACACCGCGGGACAGACTGGGGCGTCAAGCGCGGCACTCCAATCCCTGCTGTAAGCAGCGGAACTGTCAAGCTGGTTCAGTTCAGCAAGGTGCTTGGTTGGGTTTTGGTTCAGACTGTGATGGGCAAGGACAAGAAGGTCCGTTATGTTGGATATTGCCACATGGACACCGAGCCAACCTTAAAAGTCGGTGCAAAGCTCAGAGTTGGACAGACTATCGGAAAAATCGGGTCAACTGGGATGTCAACGGGCCCTCATTTGCACGGTACCCTCTCAGACAGCCTTAAAGGCGTTTTCTACGGCACTGTCTATGATTTGTACAAATACCTATCAGAGAACGTTGAAAAGCCCTCAGAATCGGTCTCAGAAGCTAAAAAAATCGAAAAGGCCCCGAAAATCGTGTATGCGTGCCCGCATTGCAAGAAGGAACTCAAATGAACATTAAAGCAATCAGTAAAAGAACATTAGCGTACATGGTACTGAAGGTATCGGGTACTCTTGGTGGTGGATTCGTTGTTGGTGTCGAAGTTTGGCAGGCAGCAGCGGTTGCAGCATTTGTAGGTTTCATGGAGGTCGCTGAGGAGATTAGTCGCGCATACGTGCAGGACGGGGATGTCTCAGAGGCAGACATGGATGACATTTTCGGAACATTCTCCGAAGACGAAGACCCAGAGCTAGGAAAGTAATCATGGATGGTTCAGACAAGAAGCTAGACAATCTAAAAAAGAAGATTGCAGCAGCTAAAGCCAAAAAGGCTGCTATGCCAAAGGGCGATGCTATGCCAAAGGGCGAGCGCCGTAAGCCAAACCCATTTGTAGACATCGATGACATCCTGGGCAACGTGCAGAAGTACGGTCGCAAGTTCACAGCGCCAAAGGGCAAGACTGGAACTTCCTACACCCTTCCTCGTAAGCCTAAAGGCAAGAAATAATGCCAAACGTAAATGGAAAGTCATACTCGTATGACAAGAAGGGCATGGCTGCAGCTAAGAAGGCTGCCGTTGCTCAAATGGTTGCCAGTAAGAAAAAGAGCTACTAATGTATGAGGGTATTGAGTCTGCCGTAGGCAGAATGCAGGAGACACCTCTTTACGGCAAGTTAAACACTGCAGAAAAAGCATTTCATGATGCATTGTGCGATGTAGCTGATAAGCATGGCAAATTTGGTGCTGGAGAAGCTGGCGGCATTTACCCGAACTATGAAAGCCCATCTGAAAATGACGATGCTTCCAAAGGTGTCAAGTGTGGGAATTGCAGTTTTTACATGGGTGAAGGTAATTGTAAAATTGTTGCTCAGCTTGTTGAATCAAACGGTAAATGTCGCTTGGCTGCAATCCCCGACGGCTACGTTACAGGGTACGACGACTAAGGCTGTTCAGATTCAGAGGGCACGGAAGAGTCAATAACCATATCTGCTAGCAAAATGCTTGAAGTTGGACATGGATAAATAATCGCATCTTTTGCGAGCGCCGAACAATAGCTACAAACAACCATCTCATCTTTGTCCTGAGGTTCGTGTAGCTCAAAGATGCCATTAATGGTCACATACATAATTTGTGCAGATTCTTGCAGTGCTTTGATGAACTGCTCTTCTGTTACCGTCTCTTCACTCATAATTTCCTATTGCTCTTTTTGTTTGTCTTGTAGAACCTTTACAAGCCTATCGTAAAGTGCAGTGCCTGGTTGTGGGGCTCCATCTTTTTCTACAATTGCTTCAGGGTTATCTTTGGTCCGCTTGTTGAACTGGTTACGAGCATTCTTACCGCTGGCCTCAGTCTGAGGGTCCATTAGTCCAAATCCAGCAATCGCACGGAACTTAGCAAAGAATCGTTCTTCAGCAGTGAGGTTAGGGTCAAGGAACCCTGCAATAGGCTTAGCCACACCAATGTTGCTAGCAACAAACTCATTGAAGAAGTCTGGAATGGAGTTGATGTTTACGGACTGACCAGTTTGTGGGTCGATGCCAAACAGGGTCTTAATAGCGGGTTCACCAATTAGCGAGATGTTCTTACCCAGGACGCCTGCAATACCTGGGTTCATTCCACTGCCAGCTTGACCAAATATACCGCTAAAGATAGAGGCTTCTAGGTTCTGGTATGGGTCAAAGTCTGCCTTCCAATAGTTGGCAGCGTCGTTGTACATAAGTGGGAAGAACAGCTGTAGGTCCTTGTCCAGCAAGCTTTCAGGCACGTCGCCAGTAATCTTGCTCAAGCCAGTAGAGCTAATAATGCTTTGTAGGTTAGCTCCCGTAACTCGTGCAACACCTGAGTTGCTAGTCAAGTAAGAAGGCATCTTGTTTAGGTCGCCACCATAAGATGAGCCAACGTTGATTGGACGGTTGTCTTCGCCCATCTGCTCACGGTTCCATTCGTAAAGCACCTTCTGAATTGCAACAACGTTACGAGTGTTCTCGCCAATCATCTTTAGCATGCCCATTTGAGCCATGCGCATCCATGTGTAGTATGTGGTTGCAAAACGGCCCCATTGGCGCTCTGTAGAAGCAAGTGACTTGGCAGTAGGGTGGAACAACGCAATTTCATTTGCAATGGTATCCATAGCCTGCTCAACGCTGTTCCAGCTTCTGCCATGAAGCAATTTCATAGCATGCGCAACACGAGGAATGTTTCCGTAGCTTGCGGCTATGTCACCTGGAGCTTTTGTCACTGTCCGCAGGGTTCCCCTGACACCCTTGGTTATTTTCTTGCCAATTGAGTTATCTTGACCACCAAGGCCAGTGTTGTCTAGGTAGTCAACTAGACCCTGGATGTCTTCTTGATAAATTGATTCCTCAATGATTCCCCAGTCTTCAAATAGGTTTAGGACATCATCGTCAGACAAGTTTTTTCTAACAGGCTTGCCGTTTTCATAAAGAACAATGCCAGTTGCTTTTTTACCATCAATCGCACCCTCTAGTACACGACCTTCGCCTTCAAAACTCCTAAACATCTCTAGGAACAGTCGCTCCATGGCTTCAGGGTTGTTTTTAGTTCTTCCCTTTATGAAGTAGTCAGCGGCTGCTTTTCGAGTGGCAAACTTAGTTGCTACTCTTGCAGCCATGCCCCAGTGCGCTGGGTTGACTGTCCCACGAATCATTGCGGTGCTCATGTCTCCGAGCAGGTTTGTAACGTGGTGACGAGGGACCAAAATTGTTTGGCTGGCCTTGGTTGCACCAATCACTGTCATCATGTTCTCAAAGAACTTACCCTGAAGCTTACGAGATGAGATGCTGTCAAAGAGCTGGTTGTATTCACGGTTCATTGAGAAGAACTGTTTTGCTAGCTCTGGTGGGAAAAGCCCCCCGTCTTTAGGCTCTGGAAGGAAGTCAAGCAAGTTTCTCTTGCCAGAGTCGCCAAAGACATTTTCTAGCTTTACATACTCTTTCTCAACTGCCCATGCGTAAGAACGTCCTTCCGCCTTGTAGCTAAATCGAGCAACAAAGTCTTCTGCTAGCCCCTTTTGGAAAACCACATTTTGGGTTGCTTGCATCATCCGTAGCATGACTTCTATCGGACTCTTACCAGCTGCCTTCAGGGCTTCTTTGTTGTCTTCAAACTGCTTTGCAAGCTCTTTGGCTTTGTCGGTGTCTTTAGGGCCAGAGGGGACATAATCGCCAAATGGAAGCATCTTGTAATATTCTGGGAGCTCTGTTGCAGTGAGCCCAACAGGCGATGGCAAGTCCCCTAGCCCCATGGTTTTCATTGCGGTATCAAGCATGTCTCCGTTGAACCCACGCTGAGTGCTAATAGCATTTTCAATGCTTGCAATTAGAGGTCGCCAAGCCCTTTCCATAAGGATAAAGGCATCAATTAAGTCTGGTGATGCATCTGGACCATAAGTTTCGCCACGCTTGATAAGGTTGAAAGCTTCGTTGATTACATCTTCCGATGTGTTGCGCAAACGGGACGCCATGCCACTAAGTAGGTTTGCATACCTGCTTGTCATCTTGTGGTACATGGTCTCACGGCGACGAGCAATGGGGGCTACATCTTTTCTTGCCTTGCCTAGACCGTAGCCCTTTTCTCGGATTACGTCGCTTCTGGAGTACCCCTCAAGCTCTCGCCCTACCCTACCGTACTCAATGGCTCCACCAAGCACTTCTGGGTTTAGCTCATCAATGGCATCTCCAGGGAACTCTACCCTGTTCATTTCAGTGTTATCAACTATTCCATTAGCAATAGCTCTCTGGAAGTACATTTCCGAAGCTTCTTCTGGAGTAGCTCCCAAGTTTTCATAATGGTTGTTATCCATTAGCTTTTCAACTTCGGCATTTCCATTGCGAATCCTGCTAGCAGCATTTTCAACGTGCACAACTGCAAGCTCAGCATTTTGCTTCTTGATGAACTCAGCACGACGTTTTCCATTTAGCACTGTAGTTTTTGGCATCAATGGACGAGAGTCTGCAATGAAGTCTTCACGGGCCTTTAACCCAGCTTTAGCTGACTCGTAGTTCAGTAGCTTACGCTGAGCAGCACGGGCTTCTGCTTCGTAGTTAAACTTCTCAGTGGCTACCCAGCCCTTTGATGGCGAGTAGTGCCTGGTGGCAATACCAGCTTCAATTGCAGCAGTACGGGCTCGGTCTAGTTTTGCGGACGCTGACCTGTGAGCTTTTACAAATTCTTGCCTCACCTTTGGGTCAGAGCTGTACTGGTCATCTACACGCTTAAGTACTTCAGTGTAGTTTTCTTCCGCTTCAACCAGTCGATTCTGAATCTTGCCAGTTTGCTTTTCGTCCACAAACTTGGTTTGTCCTGGCTTCAATGCGAACTGAGGCTTTTCGTACAGGTACATAGTGTTGATAATCTTGCGGAAAGATGCAGCCTCTTGCTGACCCAAGAGTTTAGTCACATCATCTGCTGAGTCTGGGGTGTTTATCAACCCACGCTTTAGCATCATGTGAGAGATTGCTCTAATTGCAGATTCTGCTATAGGGCCACCCTCAATGCGGAATGTGTCGGTGATGTACAGCACCTTACGCATGTGTGAGCGAATCATGTCTACACGGGAAATATCGTCCAAATCGCCACGAGTTAGGTTGGCTTCCCAGGCTTCGTACATTAGGCGTTCTAGGTCTTTGCCGATACTCTCAGCACTGTTTACCCAGCGCTCTGCAACACCAAGTGACTTCTCCAGGTGCGCTTTGCTGAATCCTTCGAGAACATCCTCACGAGCCATGTGCTCAGCTAACTTACGAGCCACTCCCTTGTATTGTGCACGGAAGCTAGCTGTGTAACGGCCTTCAGAAAGTCCGCTGTTCAAAATGCGTGCAGTCAGCTGGTCAACATCAATAGCCTTGCCCTTTGTGCGCATTTCAAGTGCCTGGCGAGCAGCGTCAGAGAAAGTCTGTACAGACAGGTAGTTTCTCGGAGTCTTCTTGCCAGAAGTAGATGCTGCTGGGAAAAATGCATCTAATAGCAAGTCATTAGCGTCGGTCTTTTGGAAGACTCGCATAATGTCGCCAAGGTGCAGGTAGGCAAAGTTTCCATTTTTAGAGATGTCAAACTTTTTCTTTGCGGCCTTAGCTTTTTCATAAGCGCCTACAAAATCAGCATCATCGACAAATTTTGTTGAGGTAATTCGGATGTCAAGAAGTCCCAGTGCATCGGAAGCAAGGTCCATTCCTTCAATGGTGTCATCCAGAAGCTTCTGCCTGTTCAGCGGGCCACCCTTGCGCAACAAGGCATTTCTGTTCAGAGCCGAAAGTACTGAGAACATCTTTCGCTCACGAACCTGGTTAAAGACACGGTTTAGAACGGCCTCTGAGCCATCTACATACTGCTCTGCGGTTGAGCGGGTAACTACCTGTCCAAAACTATTTAGAGTTACAAGACCTTCTGGGTTATCTAGCGCACGCTCAATCTTTGTGAAGGTTTCAGCGTTAGCTTCAGCAATGCTCTCTAGTACACGGCTTTTTAGGTTAGCATCAGCCTCAGATACCCTCTGAGCCATTGCCTGCTTGTTCTCTTTTGCAGTTGCTTGGATAACAAACTCAGTCAAGTCGCCGCCCTCAGGAGCACGGATGTCCTTGATTAGCTGACCAAGCAGTAGGTCATCTGAAATGCCTGTGAGCTTTAGCAGGTTTCCAAAGTCACCCATCTGAGCAATTTGAGTCTGCATGTCGTTGATAGTTTTGACGCCATCACTCTTAAACAGCTCGTTGTAAACATAGATGCTGCTTTCTTTGCCAGCTGCTTTTTCTACGTTGGCAGTGAGGTTGTTGCTTGGGTCCATCAGCTTAAAGATTTGCTTTAGCGAATCCTCGTCCACCACAACACTGTTGTTCTTCATTTGGCTAATCATGTCTTCAAGGCCAGTGAACTTAACCGTAGCGGCCTTCTCCATTAGTCCATCAATTACAGCGTTGAACGACTTTACAGCTGGTGCAGCAGTTTCTTTTGTAAGGTCTTCTAGGATTCCAGTAGCTTTTAGACCGTCTGCCAGCTCTTCACCAAACTCGGCCTTAATGGCATCGTACTTCTGCTGTGGTCCAACCTTTGTTGCACCAGAAGCTTTGACGGAAGCAATTCGCTTTTCAAGCGCTGCAAGCTCACTTTCAATTGCCACCTTGACTGCTGCAGGTGGAGTGTTTGGAACCCACTTACCGTAGCTTGCTACAGCCGTAGAGAGCTTGCGCACTTCTCCGTCAGGTGTGGCAATACGCAGGTTGCCGAACAAAGGCTGCGCAGGGTTGCCCTTTAGGATAACTTCGTAGAACGCAAAAGGGTTGCTATCTTTGCCTGAGATGGCTGCCTTTAGCTCATCAACCAAATCGTTGCTTAAGCCAGCAAGCATCCTGTTTTCTTTAAGAATTTCATTGTTGTTGCGAATAATGTTTTGAATTCGCTCTTTAATCTGAGTCTTGTATACAGCTCTAGTTCCAGTAGCTTTTGCGCTTACCTTGTCTAGTTTGTTTAGTACTGCCTTTAGAGCCTTGCCTTCTTCGTTGCCAGCTGGCACCTTTAGGACATCAGCCAAAGCTATGGGAGAAGGTGGAGCATCTACAACTGCCTTGCCCTTTGTGGTGGCAACTGCAGCAGGCAATGTGCCCTCGTTAAAAGCGTTCGCAATCGAGTCAGCCTCGGCCTTGGTCTTTGCAGGGAAAATCTGCTCACCAGCACGGACCTGGTAACCCTTGCCCACCTTAGAGACAACTGCAGCCTCGATGTTTGCTTCAGTCCATAGCAATGCATCAACAACTTGTTCTGCAGCGCCTTGGTCTGCAGTCTTGTAAATCTTGTTGCCGTCATAGACAAACCACTTACCATCAGTTGCCTGGTATGGAGTAAACGGCTCAATTGTGCCAGTAACCCCTGCTTCCTTAGGCAACTGCACGGATTCTGAGCCCTGTGATGCAGCTGGAACAACCAGCTCTTGCTCAACAGCTCCCATTGCCTTGGTTACATCGTCAGCTGTCTTAATAGCTAGGCCAGCACCTGATTGCCCTCGTCGAATCGACGCAGCCATCTCCCTGGCCTGTAGGGAGGTCTTTGCCCTGGCTATCTCTTCGCCATTGCCACTAAGAATCCTGTAGTCATTTGGACCCTGTTTAGCGATAGTCGTTCTTACGTTGCCACGGAATGTGACGTCTCGCTTAGCGTAGGCTTTTAGGAAGCTGTCTGCATTTGAGCGGACAATAGAACCGATAAATGCTTTGGTGGTTGCTTCTAGCCCTGAGCCCAAAACAGCCGATGCTTGGACCATTGGGCTAGAACTTGGGTCAATAAGTGACGTCTTGTAGGCTAGCTTATTGTCTAGTAGGTTCTGAGCTTCATCTACATACTCTTTTGCTCCACCTCCTAGTCCTCTAAATTTAGGGGCCACCTCGACTGGAGCCGTAGTAATTCTGCTTACTTCTGGCGCATCCTTGTAAATGCGCTTTGCAATGTTTTGAGATATTTCACCACGAGATGCAAGTTTTGCTGCATCTAAAAGCCCAGAGCCAGCTTCGCCAGCTGCTTTGAATCCTTTACCAATGCTGGCAAATGGAATGAAGTTAATTGGGTCCTGAAGCAGGTCATCCAAAAAGCCCATGCGCTCTGCTTCGGAAATTCCTAGCGCACCAGGGGTCGTATCCAAACCAGAGGCTGCTTTTAGGTCACCACCATAAACGGTTCTTTCGCCTCTTAGCCAAGCTGTAGCATTTTGGCTAGCAGCAGCCTGCCTTTTAGCTCTAATTTCTTCTGCCTGAGCAGGGTCAATAACAGTTGGCTGAATGTTGTAAGTGGGAGCGCCATTAGCATAGCCAATTATTTTTACTTCTTGACCGTTTATTTTGCGACCTTGAATAGCTGCTTCGCCTAGGTCACTTTCTAGAATTATGCCATTGTTGTTGTCAGTCGCTTGTGCGTACTGTGAACCACGTGTGCTAGCAAGAGGCATTCCCAGCGAGTTGAACACTGCAGATGCAGCAGAAATAATTGGACGGATAATGGGGCTCTTTTGAATGCCTTCTGCCCAGCTGCTAACAACTTCACCAGTGTAGCTTTTGCCAACACCCTGCTCCCAGCTTCCAAAGCCAGTCCCAGTTGAACCACTGATTTTATCAGCGAGCTGAGGAGCTACGACCTTGGGTGCAGTTACTTTTGTTTGTGCTACCTTCTTAGCAGCTTGCTTTGGAGCAGAAACTTTTGGAGCAGTAAATTCAGGTAGCTTAAATCCATCATTCGGCGTCGAGCCATCTGGTTCCCCAAATTTTGGAAGCTTTGCCAAAGTATGCCCTATCTACGTAATGCCAAAAGTTACTTATAGTTTAGTGGTATTTAGCCAGCGCCAAAAAAGTTGTCAGGGGTTTGTTGTGTCGAGCTGCTGCCAGAAGGAATTGTTTTTGAGAGTATGTCTGCAAAGACTTCACTAGCGTATCCCTGGTAGTACGGCGCTAGCTTAGGGTTGGCGTTAATCCAAAGCTTCATAGCGTCGCTTAGCGACGTTGGAGTTGGGTCTGACTTGAAAGGGAATCCCTTGAAGTCGTTCTTTCCGCCAGCTAAGATGTCTGCAATTGACTGGGAGAATGCCACTGATGATTCTTCCCCAGCCTCGTCTGCAATTCTTTCGAAGATGCCAGTAGCACCAGAAGAGTACTGCCTTGGCTGGTTCGCAGCATTAGCTTCTGCTACACGTGCTGCAGCTGCCTCAGCCTGTCTTTGTAGAATCTGTTGGTAGTTAGCTTGCCGAACAGCCTGCTGCCCAGAAATCTCAGCACCAGCCAAGTCGCCACGAATGTTAGCTTCCTGACCAGAGAGACCAAGGAGAACGTCTTCCAGGTTGCGCTGAAGACCCTGTGTTGCTTGAGACTGCTGAAATCCATAACCCTGAAGTGCAGCTGCAAGGTTTTGCTGTGTTTGGCCTTGTATGGCACCCTGCTGGCCCTCCCAGATGGTAGCCCTAGAGTTCATGTCGGCGATGCCTCGTTCGCCTGCAATAGCCGCTGGAGAGGCTGCTAGGTTTGCTGCTGGACCACCGCCACGCTCGTTTGCAGCAGCCTCCGCAGACGCAGCAGTTTGAGCCATGCCAGTTCTAGCTGCAGCTGCCCTGTTTGCCACAGCCATCTGCTGGTCGGCAATTGTTGTTTGAAACTGTGAATTTACACGAGCTGCAGACTCCTGGTTTACCTGAGTAAGTGTGCCAAACATGTTTGTAATGTCGGCCTTATTTTGAGCGTAGCGCTCGTTTGCTTGAGTTCGCTGTTTTTCAACAAAGTCAAGAGCAGGCTGATAGGCAGGCGTTGGGTCTACATAGAGGCTTTGTGCTGCGTCTGAGATTGGTACTTCTGCCATGGTTATCCTACCGTCGTCAATCCTGATAAGCGATTGTTAATTGCTGTTTGAATAGCGTTGTTTTGAGCTTGAGAACCCCTGTAGGTTCCTAGCCAATCAGTTCCTTCAGCACCAAATTGACCTACAAACTGCCTGTTTAGCTCTGTAATTTGGTCACGTAGGCTTGTTCTAGCTGTTAGCTCTCTAGCGTTTTGCTCTGCTTCTGCACGGCTTAGAGCTCCGTAGCCACCGCCAGCCATGCCACGAGATGCGTAGTTTCCAGCTAGCCTGCGTCGTGCAGCCTCAGCTGTGGCAGGGCGCTCATCAAGCTGACGGTTAATGCCCACTTCTTGGTACTGCACATCACCTAGAGCATTGATACGCTCCATGTTGAATTGGTCTTGCGCATCCTGAAGTTGTTGCAGATAAAAAGGGTCGTTGTAAACTGACCACTCTGGTGCAGCTTCTGGCTCTGGTGCAGTTTCCTGCACTGGCTCAGGAGTAGGAACTACTTCTTGAACAGGACCTTCAGTAGCAGGAGTTATCTGCACTGGAGCACTTGTAGTTTGAGTTGACGTAAAAGTTTTAGGCGCAATCTTTTCATTGATAGCGTTTGCCATGGCTATGCTCTTTGTGTTTGTCCCGTAAGAAGGAATTGCAACACCCTTTTTCTCTACAGGTGCAGCTGCAGTTGCAAGGCTCTTATTTATTACGTTCTGCTTTGCAGCAGCGGTAGCGCTAGCATTTGCTGGAACGTAGCGAATCTGACCTGAGCCAGCGCTTGTAGTTTTTGCAGGCGTATACGTTCTAGGTCTGATTGCATCAAAACGACTTCCCATTATTTCTGCATCCTTAATACATCGGCATTGTTATAGGCGCCCCTATTCATGCCCTTTACCTTTTGTAGAACGGCATTTTTACGAGCTGCAAGCTTGCGGTCCCTGTCGGCATAACCAGTCTTGTCAACTGGACCCATTGTGGGCGATGAGCTAACCTGCCCATAAATCTTCTTGCCAGCAGCGTATGGAGAGAACGCAAAAGTTCCAAGCTGGGATTGCTGTGCACCCATCATTAGTTTGCTCCTCTTGCTACCTTGGCCTTTACGCCAACCATTGGAGTCAGGCTAAACACCTGAACTGGCGAGGTACTGGGTGTACCATCACAAGTCAAGTATAACTCAAAATAGATACGTCTGAAGCGAAGTGACTGGTCTAGTTTGGCCTCAAGCCTGGTAAGTTCGCCCACTGGGACTTCATCGATAACAGACTCAATTGAACCTGGTGTCTTGGGCCTGTCCCAGTTAGAGAAGGTCTCGTCAAATGCGTTGTCCTGAGAAAGCTCGTCAAAGTTGTAGTAACCATTGTCATAGACGCCATCCTGGGAAATCTCATCCCAGCTAACGTTTAGTGCACGCTCGGTAATAGCAACTGGTACTGCAACTGCACGAACTTGGCGAGCTGTAGTTAGGTCAGCTGCCCAGAAGTAAAGTCGTTTCCATTCCACAGGTGTAGCAAAATCGTAAATCTTAGTCTGCAGTGAGCAGGTCATTTCTTCTATGTGGACAAGCTCGCCTGGGCGGTTTGTGCGAGTCCTGTCACGGATACGGAACAATGCGTAGTCAGATACGAGTGCCTCAACTACTGCAGAGTCTCCGCTGATACCGTAATACATTTCTTCTTTTTCGTCTTCGCTTTGGCGAGGAACTGTAACATAATAGCCAACGTTTGATTGCGATTGCCATTCTGACCAAGTAGAGGTATCTAAGTTATAGGCGTAGACCTTACCGTTGTGCCATACGATACAGCGGCGTCCAACGATGCTAACTGCATGCTCAAATCTTGGTGAGAAACTGTTGTCTTCCTCAAAGTTCACACGCTCAGAGTTCATTGGGTAATAGAGCCAGTTCTGGTACTTGTACAGAGTCTTGCCAGAGAGCACAAAGTGAGCGTTTTCAAACTTTACAACACAGCGGGCAGTTTCAGCCCCAATGTCCTGTTGCATAACCTGCATCTGGCCTTCACGAGGAAGCTCCCCGTAGCTAAAGCGGTAAGTTGAGCGGTTACGGAAAATTACAATGTCATTATAGCCTTGAGCCATTGCTGTGACCCACTGACCGTCACCAGCGCCAATCTCTACATAAAAGTAGCCGTACGCATCTTGCCAGTCCCAAATTGAGTTTGACTCGTCTTCGATGCCAGCTGTAGTAATGTCCGACCAGTAGATTGTGTTAGCAGTGTTGGTGCCTTGAATTCCAAAGCCAAAGAACCTGTTTTGGAAAAGCTCGATACCACCAAGAGCGGGCATGGTTGGAGTGTTAGTAAAAGTGCCAGCTTCCCAGAATCCACCAGCACCAGCAACCGAAGAGGCTAGGACAACCTTGTTTGTAAACTGAGTTACGTCTGTAGCCCTGAATGTAGCAATCTGAGTCCAAAGGCGAGTCTCTACATTGTAAAGCCAGGTCTTGTCATCAGTAACCGCTACTAGCGAGCGAGCCCCTGCTGCCTCAACGTAAATGCCAATGATGTCTAACGGCTCATTTGTTGCAGGCGTTGTGATTAAAGTCTCAGTGTCATTTATGGCATGCTCAACCCAAATTGGAGGTCTGGAAGTTAGCGCACCATTTGTGGTTACCTCAAAGTTTACGAGGCTGGCAAGCTCAGCATCCTGAATTGAGGACTGGTCCCAATAGTTATTTAGCCCACCAGTGAAGTTATGGAGGACTGCGCTACGCTCTCTAATCTTTTGCGACATTACATGTAGTCATCTGGGTCAGGCATAATCTGCGGGTACAGGTCAATTTGCGAAACGTTGTCCTTTACATTTAGTCGGTCAAGGCCATCTCTAAATTGGCGCAGCTTGTAAGACGCAGCATCGTAGTTTTCATCAGCTTCGAGAGCCTGTGAAGTTACGTAAGTTGTAAGTTCATTGAAGTAACGGTCTGGGATGGAAAGAGTGCCAGTTAGGGCGTCCAGCGAAGTGGGCACCTTTACATACTCAAGCTTTAGCCCATTTGTAACTGATGTGTTAGGCACTGGGTAGAAGGTAATAATTCCAGCACGCTCGTACCAAAGCTCAGGCTTACTTGAGCCCAGGACCAACTCAGGGTCTAGCTTTAGGATGTATTCACGAGCAGATTGCGAGGAGACATTCTCTACAGGATAACCATTGACGTAGACTGCCTCTATGGCTAAAACCTTGTCTTCTGGAAAGCTGTAATCTTGCTGGCCTGCAACAATGTTTGAATACTTCGTAGCACGAAGGATTGTGTTGCTGTTTACGATTTCTCGTTGACCGTCATTAATCCAAGACAGGATTGCAGCATCGCTAAGCTGGGCTCCAGAGAAGTCTCCGAACGAGGAGCGAACTCTGAATGCTACATCATCACCTGTGTAGGAAAACTCCTCTGCTGGCATTGGCTACTTCCTTAGAGTCTTACCATCATGAGTCCAAGAGTGCTTCTTAGACTTCATTGCACTTTTCATGATGTCAGCTTTTTCTGCTTGCCAGTCCGCCTCTTCCTTGGCCTTTAGTAGAGCGTGTGACATCTCTAACAATTGTAGCTTATTAGCGGTCGAATTGCTGTCATGCATGTTGTTCTCTGCAAGCCAGGCTACAAGTCTGTGGTCGATTTCTGACTCTGCCATGTTACGAATGTGATAGGCAGGGAGCATGTGAGGCTCATCTACAAGGGCAAAAGGCTTCTTTGGGTCGAAGCTTGGATGCCCTGGTTCCATTCGTAGCAATCGCACTGTAGGAAAGATTTCCTTGATTAGTGCTGCTACACGCCGTTGCTGGTCATTGTAAAGCCCATCTATCTGGGCGAAGTTTATATATTCCATAGCTCTATCTTATAGAAATGCCAAAGGGAGCTGGCGAGACGAACCAGCTCCCTTTGGGGTTATTTACTAAATGCCGCCGAGCTCTGCAATGTTTGAGAGCTTTGCGTGGGCGTTACGACGGTATGTACCTAGCTCACCGTACATGTAGTAGCGAGCTTCGTATGCGTCGGTGTCTGAGACACGGCTCCACATTGAACCGTCACGGTCCATCCATGACCAGTCCTTCTTGCGGTTAAGCACGAGTTCCTTGGAGGATAGAGCGAACAGTGTTCCCTTTGGTGCTGCGTAGTCAGATACGAACTTGATTGGCTTACCCAATGCTTCGAAGCTGAATGAACGCTGTCCACCAGTTAGGGATGCGGTGTTAGTGAACTGACGGAATGACTGCAGTAGGTTCCAGTAAGCGTTGTATACACCTGGGCTTGCCAAGAATACGTCTACGTCACCACCCTGCTTGTCAACCTTCTGAACTAGAGAGATTAGGTCTAGCTCAGTT